TTCAGGCAATACCCAGGAGGGTATTGATGGGCCTGAACCGGAAGGTCGGCAGAGATGACACAGTCGTCTCCATTAACCAGAATTCGGTGATCCCCACAGCCTCTTACTGCCCAGCGGGCAGCCAGATAACTGTGGAGACAAAGAAGGGGGAAAGAGAGGTAGGATCCCATCATCTGTCCATGTTGGACGATCCTCCCATCCACCGCAGGGTGGAGAGATTCGTAAGCTAGCCTACGAACGGTTCGTGGAATTTTGGTGGAACCAAAAAACAACGAATCGAGGATCACCTCTGTCGTACGAAGCGACAGACCGTCAGTAGCGTTTACCAGATCAACGGAGGTCTGGTAACGTCCAACACAGACAGATTCCATCTTCTTAGCCGTGGGGGGACCCAACAAGAGCCAGTCTGTGGTCCTCGCAAGATGCTTATAAAGCAACTTGTGCAAAGGAGCCAAGACGTCGTTCCACTCATCATAAATGAGAAGTGGCCTTACTTTCCCTGCGGAAAGTACCTCTTTATACCTGCCCTGAGGATACGGCAGAGCCGATTCTTCAGTACAGGCGCGGCGAAACTCCTCTCTCCTACCGGCCCAAAGCCGGTCAGCACGCTCCCGAGAGAAACGAGATGTGCTGTTGGGTAGATGGTTCTTGACGAAAGAACCATACTGCCTATCCCAACAAGGAGGAAAGAGTCGGGTAACTTCACTTCGAACAAAGCGAAGATACTCGGAAGGTGGAGGAGGGGGGGAAGAGAAGGCGTTCGATTCCCACTTCGAACGCCCGGAGGGCACGTGGAGCCGGCAACCCGATGGCAGGTTGCGCTTAATGGAGTTAACGCTGTGCGCAAACTCCCAGCGATTGTTTCGGCTCAGTCGATTAAGGCTGACCAACCCTTCCTCGTCACGCCGGCCGTGAACGCGAGGAAAAATTACAGAGGCACGTACCTTGCCCTGCAATAAAAGGTACTGGAGATAACTACCCAAACGATCCACTTCAAGATCCGGTAATTCGACGTATGGAATACCATACCGAATCCGAATGATCTGTAGACCGTTATGAACAGTCATCTTTTCATCCCTCCTGGCCCGAAGGCAGGAAGGACAAAGTGAGGCTTGTGAAACCACTGGTGGTTTTACACACAAGCTTGCGGTGCGCGTTGAGCGTGCGCCAGACATCGAAAGCCAGATAAGGTAGTTTCGATGGGTTCCTTTAACGGAAACCGCTTATATGTGCTAAAGCACAACGCCATTCATTAACCCAGAATGGTAGGGGGCCTTTATAGCCGAAACCGGCCGAACCCTGCTTTTTCTCGGTAGCACTTAAGCTTGCCTCAAACGAATAGCAACGACGATTCAGCACATGAGTGTCTGACGTTTAAGCTGTGCGTTGGTAAGGCACAACTTCCCAGTATGCGAAGGACACGCACTTGACTTCGTACTACAATGTGGACACCTCTGGAGCTCACTCTTGCTTGTGACTTCCGAGGGACCGGGGGGAGATAAAGGAGAGACCCTGACAGGATCTTTACCTGGTTCCCTGAGAAAGAACCACGGTAAACCAGACGACCACCTCTTTCTGGCTTTCTCCAAATCTCGACGTTTCATCACACGCAGGTCGTGGTGACGAAAACCAAAGTCGTACTGGTGTGACAAGGGGGGCCAGATATGCTCACGAGCATATAAACTGACCCAACCCTTAGGAACCACTACGGCCCAAGCCGGCAAAGGTCTCCTATTTCTAGGATGAGTGGATGAGCGCCCCGGGCGTGGAACACTCACATGACCTTTGTTTTCTTTTGCGCGTACTGGCATCTGTCCTAGATGGCCATCCAGCGCACGCGAAGGATTCGTTAAAACCCTACCACAACTTGGGTGACAAGTTCTGCCCCCCCGGTACACCGCCGGGGGAGGCACTACCCATGTTGCTGCAAGCTTCATCTTCCATGCCTCTTCAACCTTGCGATTGAAGCGGACAGCATGTTTTGATGAAGTTTGTCTAAGCTTAAGGGCCCATAAACACGAATTCATCGTATAATGGTTACACTTCCATAAAAAGTGTTTTGGGAGGTTATCC